GGTGGCAGCCTTCCCTGGGCCCGGGTGGGGCGGAGGGGACCGAGCATGCGTTTGCGGGGCCACCCCAGGTGTGTGAGACCCAGGCGGCCCAGCGGGGCGACAGCACGACGTCAGCGGGGCGAGGGGACCAATTCCTCCCACGCTGGCGAGCGGGGTGTGCAGTCTGTGTGGGGTGCGGGGGGTGGCGACGGGATTGGCGCTGCGAGCGCAGCGTCGCGAATCAATTAAGATGCGCATCTGTCTTTGACCAGGTCCAACCTGGCACGCATGCACCCCCCTGGGTGCCGCCCCCGCAGATGCGGGGGCAGTTGCCTGTGGTCAGCAGGTCTTTTCTCCCTGGTCAGGGGAGGGTGTGGGCGTCATGGAGGTTGGTGATCCTTCAGGGCAAGAACGACGAGAGGAAACCGGCGATTTTGGCTCCGGGAGTGGTCTCGTCTGGCTGGAAGCCTGCCTTGGCCGCGCCGGGGGCAAAGAGCAAAGAAGCAAGTGTGGAGGTGAGAGGGGTGAACACAGGGGGGATACCCATGGTGGAGTTTAAGGCGTCAAGGGCTTTGGGCAGGTAGCGGGTGGGCCCCAAGGCTTCCTGGGTGCTGAGTTCAACAAAATCATCAGTGGTGCCTTTGTACAGGTGGGGGTGGGGCGTGCTGATTTCTCGGGGCCCCTGGGTCAGTCGACCATCTCGATAAACGTTGGGGCTGAGATGCGGCCGCGCTGAATCCCCTGACGACGGTACTCGTTGAGGTGGTGGCCGATCGCTAGAGCCTTCTCTGGGTTCTCCATGATGGCCTTGCCGAGATTGACCACCCCCCTGCCCACCGACTTCCCAGCGCTCCCCAATGCCGCGAGCACCCGGTTGCCCAGCCCGCGGCTGCTGCTGGGGGTGTTCCGAGGGAGCGTCACGGTCTGGAGTGAGCGGGCTGCTTGTGATGGGGAGGCCGTGGCGATGGCCCGAAGTGTCGGGTGAGTAGGGTCTAGCGCGATGCGGGCACGGTCGAACTGGCGGAGGTGGTCTGACAGGTCAACACCGCCCGCGGATCGGGCCATCTGCCACCAATCCGGGACGGCGAGGGTTAGAGTCTCGTACGGGCAGGTGTCGGCACTGTGGCGATGTATAGGGGCGATCCCAAACCATGCGTCTCCGTTGATGTTGAACATGGCCACAGCTCCCGTAGTACCGGCATCGTTGACACGCACCAGAGGCCATCCGGCTTGTCATCCTCTGACAAACCTCTTGGCTACTTGATCAGTGGCTACGGCATCGGAGATGATGGTGGTGTCATCAACTTGAGACAGTGTGTTCCACTTGGAGCCGGAGTGGGTGCTGAGGGCAGAATTGGCAGGCACGTCGGCATTGAGGAACTCCGCGGTGTCGAATCCATGGTCTCCTGCGAAGTAGGTGTCCCATGGCCTCTCCACAAAGGTGCGAGCCACGTTGTCATACCCCCTTGCGTTCATAGTTACTGCGGACTCGGTCAGGTTTGCAGTGGCGTTGATCACAGTGAGGGTGCTGTTTCCCACGTAGTACAGGTTCGCCTCGTCCACTGACATAGTGTCGGCCATAGCGCCCACTCGTGAGGGCGGCTGTTTCTGGCCTTTACCAGTATTGGCGGTCCGGGAGCTGGCGATGGACCGGACGGACATGTTGTCTTCTTGGTCGGCCAGGATGACCGAGGACCAGGTCTTCTCGTAAAGGAACGGGTTTTCCGTCCAGTTGTAGCCTTGGTCTATGGACCCGGTGCCCGTCCCACCGGTTGTGGGGTTCCAGACGTACAGAGGGTAGTTGTACGACAAGGGGTCCATAAGCACCCAGTAAGTATTGAGGGCGGGGGTTGCGTTTACCACGGTGGAGAATGTGTGGATGAACTGCCCTCGCTGGATGCCATACCTGGCCATCTGGACCGGATCGCTGTCGTTGGCCAGCATGGAAGACTCGATGGTGTTCGGGTCCCAAAGATGAGAGTCCGTCACGCCGTCGCCGCCGTAGTCTCCGATCTTAGAAGTCTGGCTCATAATCGACCCCGCGAAGCCAGGAGTAGACACACCTGGTAGAGGGTAGAAAGTGCTGCGATCTAAGAGATGAGACAGAAGCGAGGCGTGGAACACCTCCCGCAGGGTGTGCATAGACTCCCGTCCGGGTCCCGTCCTGGCCAAAGCCGCCTGACTTCCGCCCCTCACCAGGGCGAAGGCCGCCTTTGCTTCTGCCGGCAATTTGAATCCGTAGGAGACTTTCTTTTGCCGACCTTTGTCCTTGCTGAGGGCTCTGCGCACCTCCTTGACTACTGCGCCAGCACTTGAGGCAGAAGAGGCACGAGATGCACGACTTCCACTTCGGTGTTTGTGCTGCGCACGGGGTTGTCTTTTGTTCGGCATGAGTAATGTTGCTTTTCCGGTTGAAGGGATGGTTTGTATCGTGAGGGTCTTGGTACACCTTTCTGAGGTTTCGCCCATGACCCAAGGGCTCATCAGCACGCAATTTACACGATAGCAACATTTCATGCGGTTGGGGCTGGAGGCATCACAGCTCGTCCACCTCGAAAATCCGATCCATCACAGGGTGTTGGATCAGACTTGGAAGTACGACGACGCTTGCGATTTCTGCCTCCAGGGACTCTAGGGCCCATGCCGAGACACCATAAATCTTGCAAAATTGTCGGAGGGTGCCTTCGGTACGGTGGGCCCGGGGGGCCGGGGTACCATCGTCAGCACACCGGTAGTGGAATTTGTGCTCCCGGAAGTCCACGAACCCCCTCTTGACGCCGGCCTCCGCCAGGATCTGTTGGGTCCTGAGAGCGATGGGCCCCAAGACCGGGAGATGGGCGTAGTCCTTGCTCTCGAAGTGGACTATGCCGGCAAGCCATTGTAGGGGCCTCTTTGTGGGGACTCTCTGCACATGGTGCTTGTACAGCCTGCGCCCGAGGGTGGGTCCCCACACTGGGCCGACGCTGGTGACCCACGGCCGGCAACCCAGATAGACCAGCTCTGAGAAGGTGTCCCTGCGGAAGATCTTGCACTCAAATCCCGCAAGGGCGATTGTTGCCTCCACGGAGTCGACGGAGAGTTGGGCGCCGTATCGGTCCTGGCGCGGTCCCATAGTTATGCTGTCGTCTCCGAGCACGGCGACGTCGAACATGTGAGTGAAGGCGGCAAGATCGCTCTCCGGGGCACAGTCAACCTCCCAGAGCGGAACCCTGGCCCAAACGGCGAACCAGCTGGCGGTCTGGACTATCCCGTTGAGGAGGGCATTCATTAGGGCTGTGTCGTCCCGGCCGGAGGCATTCATGAAGGGCCCTTGGTACTTGTCCCGGAATTTGCTTTTGCCTTTGGGTCGGGCCCAGAAGTCCAAGATTTGCCGCAGCTCTGTGCCTTTTCTCACTGGTAGACCCACCTTGTCATAAAACCAGAGGACGAAATTCAGGCAGGCCTCAGAATATGAGCAGTCGAACGTGGAGTAGTCACACTCCACGTATTGGCGGTGCTTCTTATCCTCACC